ATGAAGATAAAATTTATCTCCGTATGAAATGGGGTAAAGCATATAAACCAGAAGAGTGGGTTTAGTTAGAAAAATTATATTAGGAAATGATGGAATCTTATGATGTTTAGGGAGCAGGCCATGAAGATACCTTAAAACTTGTCTGTAAAACATCATTGAAATCTAACCAATTACTTGATATGGGCGATGTTGAAGCCGCTCAAAAGATGGTAAAAATGTATGATATGCTTATGAAGTCTGGTAAGTTTACTGCTTCTCAAAATAAAGCAGAAAATGGTGAATATGTTGATTCAGTATCAGAAATTGTGGCTATGTGTGAAAAAGATGGTTTTATTCCTCGTTTTTATACAGACGTGCCGCAAGATAAAGTTGACCGTACTATTCAAGATTTCCAAAAATATACTCGTACATTAGTTACCGAAGAAATGAATTTAGGTAATCTTATTGAAAATGCTGTTAAACAAATTCAATTAGATAAAGAAAAAGAAGAATCTCGTGATGCTGATGCGGCCGGTGATGATGACGCATTTGAAGCAGAATTATTTGATGAAGATTAGAGTTTCTTAGAAGATGAAGATTTCCAACAGTTGAAACAAATGATTCAAGATGATAGTGATGATGATGAAGAATTTTTAGCATCATTATTAGATGAGGAGGATTTGATATAATGGCCCTCCAAGATTTGTTGGATATATCTTCTAAGAGAAAAAAAGTAGGTCTTTCAGAAGAAAGACTTGAACCTTTAAAACCTTATTTGCGACAATATATTGCTTATTGGCGTGAATATCCTGATATGTTTATTGATTTTTTATAGACAGGTGAAGATGGAGAAGTTCCAGAAAGTGGATTACATTTTTATTTTTACCAAAGAGTATTTTTGCGCGTGGCTATGCGTTACAAATATGTTTATATGGTATTTCCACGCGCATACTCTAAATCATTCTTATCTGTTCTTACACTTATGATTCGTTGTATTTTATATCCTCGCGCAAAGTTATTTGTTGCGTCAGGAGGTAAAGAACAATCCGCAGGTATCATAAAAGAAAAAGTTGATGAACTTTGTAATTTAGTTCCTGCGCTAAATCGTGAGTTAGATAGACGCCCTGGTAAAACTCGTATAAGTAAAGATTATTGTATTTTTATGTTTAAGAATGGGTCATATTTTGATAACCTTTCTGCAACAGAAAAATCTCGTGGTAAACGTCGTCATGGTGGTTTATTAGAAGAGTGTGTAGGTATTGATGGTAAAATCCTCAATGAAGTACTTATTCCTATTATGAACGTATCTCGTCTTTGTATGGATGGTACTATGTAGCCAGAAGAAACATTGAATAAATCACAAATATATGTAACTACCGCAGGATGGAAAGGTACATTTGCTTATGATAAACTTATTTTTACCTTAGTTGGAATGATTACTAAACCTGATAAATATTTTATTTTAGGTGGAACATGGCGTATTCCAGTTCTTATGAAATTATTAGATAAAACTTTCTTACAAGATTTAAAATCTGATGGTACTTATAATGAAGCATCATTTGACCGTGAATATGAAAGTAAATGGTCTGGAACGGCTGAAAACGCTTTCTTTAATGGAGAAACTTTTGATAAACATCGTATTTTGAAATAGCCCGAATATGAATATTCTGGACGTTCTTCTACCGCAAGCTATTATGTTATTAGCGTTGATGTTGGCAGAAAAGGATGCGATACTGTTGCTTGTATTTGGAAAGTTACTCCATAGTCTGCGGGACCTGCTATAAAATCATTAGTAAATATTTATACTATATCTGATGCTCATTTTGAGGATTAGGCAAAAAAATTAAAAAGTCTTTATTATAAATATAAAGCACGCCGTCTTGTAATAGATGGTAATGGTCTTGGTATTGGTCTTATTGACTATATGGTAAAACCCCAAGATAATGAAGAAACTGGCGAACATTTTCCCGATTTTGGTATTTATGGTGGTACGCAAGAAGATGCTGCTGAAGAATATAAAAAATATCATACAAAAGAAACAGAAGAAGATGCAATTTATATTATAAAAGCAAGCGCTCCTATAAATAGTGAGGCTTACGCTAACACACAAACACAATTAAATTCCGGTAAAATAAAATTGCTTATAGATGAACGTGTCGCAAAGGCAAAATTATTAGAAACAACTGCCGGAAAGAAAATGACACCAGAAAAAAGGGCAGAATACTTAAAACCATTTACTCTAACTTCTATTTTAAGGGAGGAAATGTTGAATCTTCGTGAAGAAAATGAAGGAATCAATATTATCCTTAAATAGACAAATAAAGGGATTAAGAAGGATAAGTTTTCTGCAATGATTTATGGTTTATATTATATAAAATTAGAAGAAGAAACAAAAAAGCGTAAAAGAAAATTTAATGTTGTTGATATGATGTTTAGTACATAAAAGGAGAGAGAGAAATGTTAAGTTCTAAAGGAGAAATAAAGATTCATGAAATATTAGAAGATGCTGGATTGCCTTTTGAAGAAGAATATATCTTTCCTGGATTAAGAAGTGATAATGGCCGCCCATTACGTTTTGATTTTGCAGTATTTGATGATGATGGAAAAATTGATTTTCTTATTGAATATCAAGGAAAATAGCATTATGAAGCATCTTCAAAATTTGGTGGAAAAAGAGGTTTATATCAACAGCAATATAATGATAATAAGAAAAGAAGATTTTGTGCTTTACATGATTTTAAATTGATAGAGATACCATTTACTGAAGAAAATCTTATTTCTTATGACTATATAATGAAAAAAGCAGGATATTGAGGAGGTGGAATTTTGGACGAACTTAATGAAGTGTTAAGTAGCCGACAAGATGCCATCCATCAAAAGGGTTTTGATTTATTTAATTTTAGCTATAGTATTCCAGATGAAGCAAAAGAAGGAATAACTGATTATAGCAAAATGAAAGTTGGAGTAAAGCAATTAGAAGATGCAATTTTAGAATTAGGAGTATTACGTTAGGCAAGATTGCCATTTTGCAACAAACGTGATATTATGCAAGCAATTGTAACTCGTGATTATCCAAAATTGCGTTTAATTTCTGATTTCTTTTATGCGGCCAGTGGTATCTATTAGACAGTATGTAATTACTATGCGTTTTTATATAGATATGATTGGTACATATATCCAGAAAATGTAAAACAAAATGCAAAGTCCGAAAAAGTAATTGAAGAATATGTAAAAGTATTAAGTTATTTAGACCATTCATATATCAAAAAACTTTGCGGTGAAATTGCGCTCAAAGTTGTAAAATATGGATGCTATTATGGGTATTTGGTTGATAATAGTTCAAGTATCCAAATACAGGAATTACCACCAGAATATTGTCGAACAAGATATTCCGTAAATGGTATGCCTGCTATTGAATTTAATATGGGATTCTTTGATGATAAATTCCACGATGTTGGCTATCGTATGCGTGTTATAAAGATGTTTCCTGATGAATTTGCAAAAGGATATGAACTTTATAAAACGGGTAAGTTGGGTCCAGACGATGTAACCAGTGAAATAATTACTGATATTCGTTATCGTAAAAGTTATGGATGGTATTTACTTGACCCTGCAAAAACAGTAAAATTTAATATAAATGGTAGTGATTTACCTATCTTTATTAATGCGCTTCCAGCTATTCTTGATTTAGATGCTGCTCAAGAATTGGACCGCAAAAAACAAATGCAAAAGTTATTGAAGATTTTAGTTCAAAAACTTCCTATGGATAAAAATGGAGATTTAATTTTTGATGTAGATGAAGCTCGTGATATTCATAATACTGCTGTTGCCATGTTAAAACGTGCGGTTGGTGTTGATGTTATCACTACTTTTGCAGATGTTGAATCTATTGATATTAGTGATAAAAATACAACAGCATCACAAGATGATTTAGAGAAAGTTGAACGAACAGTTTATAACTCAATGGGCGTATCTCGTAATTTATTTAATGCAACAGGAAATATCGCTCTTGCTAATTCAATTCTTGATGATGAATCTACAATGAGAAATCTTATCTTATAGTTTGATGTATTTTTTGATAAAATTGTAAAAAAACTTAGTGCTAATAAAAAATTTAATTTTAGATTTGGCATGTTAGAAACTACTCAATATAATTATAAGGATTTATCTAAATATTATAAAGAGTTAACTGCTAATGGTTAGTCAAAATTTATGCCTATGATTGCGCTTGGACATTCACAAAGTACTGTGCTTAATCTTGCTTACTTTGAGAATGAGATACTTGATTTACCAAGCATTATGATTCCTCCTCTTATGAGTTCTACTATGAGCGGAGAAGATATTTTGGGCAGAAAAAATCAAACTAATCAATCAAATTCTCAAAAAACATCAGAAGCTGGAAGACCAGAAAAATCTGACAGTGAAAAATCTGATAAAACATTACAAAATGAATAGTCTATGAGTTGAAAGGAGGGTAATTAAGTGGCTCATATTAGTATCCCATTAAATGAAATGCCTATTGAATTTTTGGAGATTGAACCTATTAATCCCCTTCTCTCAAAATGTTAGATAAAGGTTTGTTATGTCGGTCAAGATCCTAACCGCAATAGTAGTGTTATTACAAAAGAGACTGCTAAACAAATTGCGGCAACAGTTCCTGGCTGCCCTATTGTTGGTTTTTATAATGAAGCTGAAAGAGATTTTGAAGAACACAATCGCAATATAAAAATTGCAAATGGTAAAATCAAAATCGAAGACCCTACTCGTCCTTATGGTTTTGTCCCTACAAATGCAAAAGTTTGGTTCCAATGGTTTGAAGATGATGGAACACCTCATGAGTATCTTTGTACTGAAGGTATTATTTGGACCGGTCAATATCCAGAGAGCCAACGCATCATTGATGAAGGAAATAATCAATCTATGGAACTTGATGAAGCAACATTAGATGGAACTTGGACAAAAGATAATAAAGGGAAACCGCAATTTTTCATTATAAATGAAGCAATAATGTCAAAACTTTGTATTTTGGGTCAAGAGGTTGAACCTTGTTTTGAAGGTGCGTCTATTGGTCCAGTACAATTTGCATTAGAGGATGAATTCAAACAAAGAGTTTATGCCTTTATGGAAAAAATGCAAGAAATTTTGAGTAATGAAGGAGGAACACCAGTGTTTAATACATATGCTGTTGAAATTGGTGATGCTCTCTGGAATGCCATTTATGATTGGCTTTGGATGAATCGTCGTGACGATGACCTTTGCATTCATGGTATTTATGAGGACGGAGACCAAAAGTTCGTCATTCTTCGTAATCGCAAAGATCTTACATATTATCGTTTAAACTTCTCCATTTCAGATGAAAATGGTTTTGTTGCAGAAGGACAACTTGAATAGGTTGCTCCTGATTTCAAACCTATTGATTCTGTATTTGCTGCTGCTGACGTTGAAGCTTTTGAAGCTAAGTTTGCGGCTGACCACGAGGAGAAACCCGCAGATCCTGAACCTGCGCCTGAAGCAGACCCTGAGCCCGTTGAGGACCCAGCCCCTGTTGAAGAGCCTGTAGTTGAGGACCCAGCTCCTGTCATTGAGGAAGAGCCAGTTGAGGCTCCCGCTGAAGAGGAGCCTGTGGCTGAATCTCACGAAGACGAAGAACAACCAGTTGCATATAATCTGGAAGAGGTTGTTGAGTATCAAGAACTTCTTAATAAATATGCTGGCCTTGAAGGTCAAATTGCTCAGTTAAATGCTACTATTGCTGAACTTAATGCTAATATTGCTACTCTTGCAGAAGAGAACAATACTTTAACTGAGTTTAAGAAAGGAATTGACAGAGAGAAAAAGACTGCTCTTATTCATGATACATTCTATATGCTCTCTGACGATTTAAAGAAAGATTGCATTGATAACATTGATAAGTATTCTTACGATGAAATTGAAGCAAAGCTTTCTGTTATTTGTGTACGTAACAAGGTAAGTTTTGACCTTGATAAGCCAGAAGAGAAGAAAGAACCAGTAACTTATAGTATTGATTCTATTGATGATGAAAATGCTGGACTTCCTGCCTGGGTTGTACGCGTAAAAGAAGTTGAAAAACAAAAGAATCTTTAATGAGGAGGAAAATATAAAATGCTTAGTGAATTCTTAAAGAAGAATATTAAGAGTCAAGCTGGCTTTATTCAAGCTAAAGGCTTTGGCTACGGCCAAGTCGAGCCTAACCACCTCTCTGCTCAGGCAACTAAGGAAGTTTATGCACAGTTACCTGCTAAGAAAGAAATTGAAATCCTTGAAAACGGTCAGTTTGCTAAATATGACTATGCTAAAGAGATAGTCGATTTTGATGGTCCTGGCGAGTGGTTACTCGTATGGAATGAAATTAAACTCTATCGTGATCACCAGATGGATTGCGAGTTCGCAATGATTCGTGATAACTATCAGGCTCGTGTATACAGCCCATATGATAGTAGCAAGAGCGAAGAGGATAAGCAAGCACGTTTTTATAACGGTGTTGATGCTGATGGCAATGATTCTATTACCCTTGGTGATAAGACCTATAAATATGATGATGTAACTGCTGCTCCTGATATGTATGAGCTTCATTATAATGAAGACCCATTCCACTTCTTAGGTAAATATCAAGAGAAGATGATGCCAGAGGCTGGTAGTTCAATGGTTCCACGTCTTATGAAGACTCATGTTGGCGATATTTTCACCACTAACATGATCGCTGACGAGGATGTTGCTCTTGAGGATGAACTCAGCCCACGTGCTGAAGATGGTATCCTTTCTAAGAGCGGTGATGGTTCTATCGTATGGCAGGTTGTTAAAATTTATACCATGCCCGATGGTCAACCTGGCGTAAAACTCATGCGCATTAAGTAATAAGAAAGGAGAGAGAAGATAATGTTAGAATTCAAAGATTTACTTCAACTTATGAAGCTTGCCGCTAAGGCTGATACTTCTGCTCCTGCTTCTTATAGCTTTAATGGACAGAACCTTAGCTACGATGCCGTTAATGAGGCTCTCCGTGAAGAGCTCAAAGAACTTTGCGGCACTAATGCTCTTTATCGTGAAAATAAGAACACCATCTTCAGTCTCATTGAGCAGACTCTTGATGAAGTTCTCCCAAAGAAAGTTACTGAAAACTACATGCAGTTTGCTGAAGTAAAAGTTTTCGGTCAGGGCGATAAGCCTATTTTCCGTCGTAAACTCAACACCAATAACCGCGCAAAGCAGTTCATTACTCGTGTTGGTCTTGCTGGCGTTTATGAAGTCTTCAAACTCGGTCGTTCCGAAGAAGCTTTTGAAGTCCGTACCAGCGCTATTGGTGGCGCTGCTCAAATCGGATTTGAGGAGTTCCTTGATGGTCGTGTTGATTTCGCAGAAGTAACTCGTATTGTTTACGAGGGTATGGAAGAGCTCATTGCTAAGGAAGTTGCTCATGCTCTTAAGGCTTCCATCAATCAGCTTCCTCCTGCAAACCGTGTTGCTGCTAATGGCTTTGATGAGAGCGAATTCGATCGCCTTATCTATGTTGCTAGCGCATATGGTGTACCTGCAATCTACTGCACTTATGAGTTTGCAGTAAAGATGATTCCTCAGGAAGCATGGCGTTACACTGAGGGCATGAAGGAAGAGTTATGGCGCACTGGCCGTCTTGCTAACTACAAGGGTCATGTTGTTACCATTCTTGAGCAGGGCTTTGAAGATGAGACCAATAGCCGCAAGGTTATTGATCCAGGCTACTGCTGGATTATTCCTTCGGGCGCTAATAGCAAGCCTGTAAAGATTGCTTTCGAGGGTAATACTCTTGTTCAAGAGCTTGATAACCGTGGCGATTGGTCCAAGGAAATTCAAGTTTATCGTAAGGTCGGCGTAGTTGCTATGCTTACCAACGATATCTGCTGCTATGTTGATACTTCTCTCATGGGTCAGATGGATCAGTGGTTCCTTAATGGTGTTACTGGTAATGTTATCACCTATGATGGACGTCTTGATGGCGCTGTAAATGAAAATGGTGAGCCTGCTGATGGCGGCGACGATACTCAGCCAGCAGATCCTGACGAACCATAATCTTAATAGATAATTAAATATACTTTTTAAAGGGGAGAGGGAGTAAATCTCCCACTCCCCTATTTTGTTTTATGAGAAAAAGGAGATTATAAAAATGGCAAAGAAAATTTATTATTACAATGTAAAAAATCGTAGTGGTAGTGTTGTTACTTATACGATTCCAGAAGATAGTGTTCGCAGACGTTTTACCCCAGGTGAAACGAAACGTATTTCTTATGAAGAACTTTTACATCTAAGTTATCAACCCGGTGGGCGTGAACTTATGGCTGCATTTTTACAGATTGATAGTGTCGGCGTTCCTAAGAGCCTTGGCATTAAAACTGAACCAGAATATTATATGTCTGAAAAGCAGATTGTTGAAATGCTGAAAAATGGTTCATTAGATCAATTCCTTGACTGTCTTGATTATGCACCAGAGGGTGTTCTTGAACTTGTGAAAAAGTTCTCTGTCGAACTTCCTTTGACTGATTTTGAGAAACGTCAAGCCCTTAAAGCTAAGACAGGCTTTGATGTTGATGCTGCTATTGCAAATGCTGGTAAAGAGGCAGATGCAGAAAAAGAAGAACAGGCTATTAGAAATACAGTTGCTGTTCCTGCGACTGGTCGTAGAACCTCTACTAATTATAAAATTATAAAAGAAGGTTAATCTTCAAGGAAGGAGGCGGCTATGACACAATTTACAGAAGTTTATAATCGCTTTCTTGGAAAAATTACTGATGATATGTATGTGGAGCTGACTCCCGAGGATACTATAAAAGATTTAAGAAATTTACTTATAGATGCTATTCCTGGTTTTGAATTTCCTCGTAAAAATCTTCAAGATTATACTATTGGACAGGAAATAAAACCAGAAGATGAAGTTGTTGAAGGTGAATTTATCATTGGTCTTTTATGGGATGATACAATTGAGGAAGAAGATTTGGGAAAAGCCCCATTAGTCGTTGTTGAAAAATCAGTATTTAACTATGATTTAAACAGCGAAGAAATAAATATCTTGGCAATTCTAATGATGTGTGCTTGGGTGCAACGTCAAGTTACTTCTATTGAAAATACGAGAATGAAATATAGTGGGTCAGATTTTAAAATGACTTCACAAGCAAATCATTTGCAAAAACTTTTATCTTTATTAGGAGAATGTCAAAGATAGTCTCATCATATGTAGAGACTATATAAAAGACGCAGAATTAACAGATTAGATGGTAATTATCGGTCTAACTGGGAAAATGCTCTTGGGCATGGGGTTTATTATTAATGATAGATACTAAATATAATTTTTCATTTTCAGAAGAAGAAGTAAAAAAAGAAATTGTAAGACTAACTAATTAGATGTGGAAATTAATTCCAATGCGTGAAAATGGCGAAAATTGGGATAAACAATTAGAAACAGTTATTATAGATATTGCGGGCAAGAATGAAATATTCGTTCATGACTCGCAATTTTTATAGTTATTATCTAAATTAGAAGGTCTTAGAAAAGTTGACGTTGATTTTTCTTTATATAGAAAAACTATCTTTGAATGTATAAATTTAATCAATGAAAAAGATAACTAATATATCTACTCCTTTTGGAATTGGAGCGAATATCTCTTTAAAATTAATGGCAAATCGCCTTGGCAATTTAGATGTTCCTCCTAAATATTACCCAGATACAGTAGATGGAGCAAATCATATGGCACACGCATTAGAAGCCAGAGGTGGTTTTCCTCAATAGGAAAGAATGGTTAGAGACAAAAGAAAAACATTAGATAAAGCTACATTATATTCTTATTAGGCATGTAGAATAAAAAAAGTTTAGGATAAAAATTTATCAGATATAGATTATTCAGAAAGCCCCTCTGTACGAGCATTAATTAATCCTGATAAAAACAAATTTGATTATGATAATAAAATTTTATCAGTAGGCTTTGAGTATGGATTTGAGCCTGGTGATGTTTTTGAATGGGAGCGAACTAATTCTTATTGGTTAATTACTTTATAGGATTTAGATGAAATAGCTTATTTTAGAGGAGAAATTCGTAGAGCCGATTATAAAATTAATTGGTTAGATGAAGATGGGAATGAGTAGTCTAGCTTTGCATCTATTCGTGGTCCAGTAGAAACAAAAATTAATTTTATTCAGAAACATGGTATTAGTGTCGATGAACCAAATTATTCATTACATGTATATCTTCCTCGTAATGAAAAGACAATGAAACAGTTTAAGCGATATTCTAAATTTTATTTAAAAGATGCTGATGACCCTGATAATAATATTTGTTGGCGAGTTGAAGCGACAGATTCTATTAGTACTAAAGGTATTTTAGAATTTACTGCTGTTGAATATTATGCAAATGAAACTGAAGATGATATTGATAATGGTTTAGTAAAAGCTTTTGTTGAAAAGAATATAGAACCAGAAATCAATAAAAAATTTGATATTATTGGTGATACGTTTATTAAACCTAAAACCACTTATACCTATTATGTTGATACAAAAGAAGATGGCCAATGGCATATTGATGGGCCAAAAGTCCCTGTTACTTTAGAGCCATTTATTGATAAACGTGGAGCCCATGGTGTTAATATTAAATGGAACAATTCTTATAGTGGACAATTTACTTTATGGTTTGGTAATGAACAAGGCCATTATAAAAATTATTCAAAAACTATTGTAGTAGAGTCTTTGTTTTGAGTAAAAGGAGTGTTTGAAGATGAAAATTGAAGGATACCATCCTCCAAAATCAAGTTTTTTATCTATTAATAAAGATATGCGTTTATTAGTGGATAAGATATTAAGCAATGAAAGATTAAAAAAATTATTATATTATACTTCTAGAGATGCTTTAACTAAACCTAAATTATCAGAAGAAGAAAGTATTTCTTTATTTGGAAAACAGATAAAATTAGTACCAAAATTATATGTAGATGGGTCAGTATTGACCTACATTATTATTAGTTTTGATAATTTTATAGAAAGTGGTAATCCAGAATTTAGAGATAATATAATTGAATTTGATATTATTTGTCATTTTGACCAATGGCAACTTGCAGATTTTGATTTGCGTCCTTATCGTATTGCTGCTGAATTAGACAGCATGCTTGATAAACAAAAATTAACAGGTATTGGTAATATTGAATTTTTAGGTGCTAATCAAATCATTTTAACAGATGAATTTGCAGGTCTTTGCTTAATGTATAGAACTTATCATGGAGAAGAAGATAAAAAGAGAATGCCAAATCCTGCTGAACAAGAAGCATTTGAGAGTACTTTTAAAGATATGATAAATGCTCAAAAAGAAGCAGAGAAAGAGTATCCAAATGGATTATAGGCTAGCCTTAATGTGCGGGACTGATATCCCGACTGAGTATTAGTTAACAATCCATCAACCAAAACTTCAAGAAATTTCTTTTATTGGAGAACAAGATTTTTTCTTAGGAGCACAATGTCTTACTTTAAATAAATCAATGTTTATTGAGGACAAAGATGCTTTATTAAATACAAATAATTTTCAAATATTTATGATGATAATGCAAGAAAAACAAGCAAAAGATTAGAAAAAAGCTACTTAGCAAGTTTTAACTTTATTATTTCCAGATTATAAAGTTTTATTTACACCTAATTCTTTGTTATTTCAAAACTAGAAAACAAATGAAAGTATAATTGTTGATAGTAGTAATTTTGAATAGTTATAGGAATTATTTAAATTAATCTTTTGTGTAAAAAACGGCCCTATGGATTAGCAGGCATTTAATCCAGGGAGCAAAAAAGCTCAGGAGATTGCTAAAAAATTACAACGAGGGCGTGAGCGCATTGCTGCTGAGAAACATCAAAATACAGCAAGCGTATTTTCTTAGTATATATCAATGCTATCAGTTGGATTGCATTTACCAATTCAACATTTAGTAGAATTAACCATGTTCCAGTTATATGATTTAGTAGAACGATTTATGTTATGGCTAAATTGGGATATAGATATAAAATCTCGTTTAGCAGGTGGTAAACCTGATAAAGAGCCCGATAACTGGATGAAAAATCTACATTAAAAAATATTTAAGGAGGAACATAAAATATGAAGTTTGGTGTTCGTGAGATTTGCGACGTAGTTCTTCGTGCTAAGGCTCGTCAAAAAATCGGAAACAAAATTTTCTATAAAAATGAACCTGTTATCTACTTTGATACTTTAAAGACTTCTAGCATGGAAGGTGCTGCTACTACTGTATATGCACAGGGTGGTCGTGGTAACTCTCGTCTCGTTGCTTGGGAAGGTGAGCGTACTATTACCTTTACTATGGAAGATGCTCTTATTTCTCCAGAAGGTTTTATGATTCTTTCTGGCGCAGGTCTTATTGAAGCTACTGCTGACAAGCCAATTTATCAACATATGACCCAAACTGTTGATGGTGCTGATGTTACTGTTAATGAAGCAGAAGGTCTCATTTCTATCCCAGTAGATGAAAAGCCTTATCTTCCTGCTGACAAGGGCGATAATTTTGCTTATGTAATGTTTATGCGTAATGGTGAAATCATTACCGAGCCTTATATCCCTGTTCATGAAGAAGTTGATTCTCAAACTCCTTTCACTCTTGAGCAAGATGAAAATGGTAAATGGGCTGTTGTTGTTAGAGCTCACGGCTGCTATGATGATTCTCATAGTGATGAGGCTCAATATGTTGTTGGTCAACTTGATCAGGTAAGATTTGACAGCGTTCTTGTTGATTTCTATGTTGAGCGTAAAGCTGCTGCAAAGCAAATTGAAATTACTCCTGATAAATTTGGTGGTAACTTCTATCTTGAGGCTTCTACTCTCTTCCGTGATCAAAACGGTGTAGATATGCCTGCTGAGTTCATTATTCCTAACTGCAAGATTCAGTCTAACTTTACCTTCACAATGGCTTCTTCTGGTGATCCTTCAAGCTTCACCTTTACTATGGACGCATTCCCTGATTACACTCGTTTTGACCATAGTAAGAAAGTCCTTGCTGCTATTCAAATTATTGAAGAGGCTGGTTCTCAGGATCTCCACCGTGGCGCAACTCCTAATGGTGTATATAGCGTTGACGGCGTAGCTGGTGTTGACTCACACGAAGATCTTTGGTCTGATCGTGTTGAGGAAAATCCATAATTTAAATTATTATAATGGGAAAGAGATTAATAGTCTCTTTCCCATTTTTTTATTATGAGAGAAAGGAGATAAATTATATATGGATGAATCTGTAGTTTCTTTAGGAGAATTAATATAGATATTAACTGAAATTATTTCTAATATTCGTAATTCTTAGGGTGGAACTTATTAGGAATTATTAGAGAATGTTGAAGAGCTATAGGAAATTCATTTTAAACGAGCTAATAAAGATAATAAAATTATAGATATGTTTAATGCTTATGAAAAAATTATTAGTATTTCAATAAAAATGAGATAGTTGTTAAATGAATATGATCTACAAGTATCACAGTATGATTAGTTAGATTATGCTTTATATTTTAAAGGATAGCGTTTTTATGCTTCTACTGAAAATATAAGTGCTGCTATTTAGTATGGAGGAATAAGAATAACAAAAAGTGGATTAATGATTGATCTAAAAAAAATTACTGATTCACTTTAGAAAGATTTACAAACAGATTGTCGCCAAAGTTTGTTTAATGCTTTTAGTGAACATTATAAGTCTTTTTTAGGTTATGCGAGTGGTATGTATTGGAAATAGAATAAATCTCAATTTGGTGTTCCTCCTGCAGAAATAAATTTAGGCCATGTAGCTGAAGCTCATGAACGTCATTTACAAGAACATCATTCTTTATTATTTAAAATATCTACTAAAAAAGATTTAACTCCAAATGATTTATTAGCAGCAAGAATATAGGAATTTTAGCAATAGACTACTCCTGAACATTGGCATGAAGGAGCAGAGAGTGTTTGGGCTCATATTAGGGCTTCTTTGGGTTTTTAGCGTGGTACTGTAGCAGGAGATGTTAATGCAACATAGGTAAAGCAAGTAAAAGAAAATAGTAATAGTTCTACATTACGATTAAGTTCAATTGGGAATTTAAAATTAGGAATAAAGATGTATTCTGCAATTTTTAATAAAGATATTCCAGTTCAATAGGTGGCCTCGGGAATTGCTATATATATAAGTGATATTATAGATGGACATGCTCGTATCAATTTAAATAGATATATTATACCAAAAATATTAAAAGATGATTTTGATATTGATCATTTTTTAGATAAATATAGTAATATTCAAATTACTATTTGACATTTTAAAAAAAATATGTTATACTAAAATAGATTAGAGAAAAAGGAGGCCGATTAAATGGCACAAATTAATTATACAAAATTAGCTCTTAAACCAATTCTTGATAAAGTAAAAGTAATTGAGTGGAATGAAGAAGCTCATATTGAAGTAAAGCAATATCTCCCACTTAGTAAAAAATTAGAAGTTTTAACTACTATTATTCAAAATTCTGGGGATGGTAATGGTTTTTATAATAGCGCACGAATTGATTTTAATATTACATTAGAATTAATTTTTGCTTATACAAATATTAAATTTACAGATAAACAAAAAGAAGATTTAGAAAAACTTTATGATGCTTTTTATAGCACTGGATTAGCAGAAGATATTCTTTATGAAATCCCAGAAGAAGA